TCCAGTTTGTCGTCCAGTTGCTCGCCCGCCTTATAGAACTCCAATCGTGCCGCCAGTTCGCGAACCTTTTTCAAAAGTTCCAGCCGGCGGGCAATCGAAACTCGCCGCACCGTTAGCGTCACGCCTGGCAGCACTGACGACTGGACCGGAAAAATGCTCTCGTACGTCATGCGAATGCAAGCACCAGTTCGTCGCTGTTAGTGCCCTGCGCCCGTGAACCCGACACTTTCCACTGAACCAGTTGCTGAGAGTCGTCGACCTCCGGAACTTCCGGCATAACGCTCTTCATATACGCGCCGAACAATTGACCGGCCGTTTGTCCGACCTGCAACATCACGGGAATCGTGGACTGTTGCCTCGCGGCTTGATAGAGTTCCATCGTCGCCTGGTTGTCCTGCTCAAACAACATGAAATCGAAGGTCACTTTTCTGGTCCCCGGTGAGAGGAACCGCGGAAGTTGGCTTCCGAATTCACTGGCTCTCGCCTCCAGGTCGTTTTGCAGCCGCAGTTCCCCGCGAGTAAGAGTCGCGTATTGGTTTGGCTCGAGTCCCATCCAGATCTGGCCAAGATTGCCCGGCACGATCGAGAAATTGAACGGCGCCAAGGCCGGCTCGCTGGGGTATGCCGTCATTTGTCCCATGCCGTTGGAGAAGCTGGCGCTGTCGATAACATCCTGCGCCATTCCTGCAAACTGAAATTCCTGGAAGTCGCCGTTGACCGCGAGAGAGAACGTGTCTATTCCTGCGCCGCTGATTACGCGCTGTAACGCGGTGGAAGGGCTCCAATAGTCGAAGAGGCTGCAACTCGGCAGCGTGTCGGCCGGCAAAAACGTTACCGTCGGGTTAAAGACGGCCCCCGCCTGCGGCGTCGTGCTGAACGGCGCATTCGGAGTAACTGTTGACGGATCGACGATATTGGAGACGAAACGAATTTCGCCACCCGAGCTGATAGCCTGGTTGAGCAGCAGTCCGTGCGGCGCCGAAAATGTAATGTTAGCTCCGCTCGTGGATGCCACGGTCTCACCAGCGTGGATTATCGGAGTGGCGCCCATTGCCGCGTGAAAAAGCGGACCGTACGCCGGCAGCGCCTGCGCGTTCGTCCAGGTTGTCAGATAAGTGGACAGAGCAAACTCAGTCTTCTTCCGCCCACCCGGCGGAATCCCCGCATAGGTTCGACCACCTGTCTTATCGCGCCGCGTAGCTTTCTCCAACTGCTGACGGGCCGTCAGCTTAATCGCGGGAATGCGATTGTCGCTCGTAATATTTGGTACTGTTCCGTAACTGCTCTCCAATCCGCAGTACCAACGGTTGGCATTAGAAACTATATAAGCCATTCTGCTCCTCTTGATTTATCTACTTACTAAAATGTCGAACTCAATGTGAGCCGACTTAGTGAATTGCTTTCCACCCGGCTTCGCAGCCTGAAACTTGACTTCGTACGCACCGGTGTAAGTTCCAACGGTGGTCCACGACCCGCGCGCAGCGTCAAGTACCTGGCAGGCCGCCTCGACGTACGAATTCAGTTGAATATCCAGGTCATCCGCACGAGCTCCGGAAACACGAATTTCCAGAGCCAGCGTCGCACTGCCGGACAGCATCCGGAACTTTTCCGCTTGCGTATTCTTCAAACGCTCGCAGTAGATCGTAACTACGGGATATCTGACGCTGGTGGTCTTCTCATATGCGTCGACCGGCGCACTCAGTATCAGGATTGAACCGGCCGGCGGAAGCGGAGGGTTCAGCGACATGGCCGTCAATTGATCGTTGATTCCCCCCGGACCGCTGAATACCGCTAGTGCCTGACCCAACAGTAAATTGCATGTGTCCACGATTTATCCCCTGAGTATCCTTCGAGGAACCGGATAGAAAGAGTTGGCGTGTTGCCCGGTTCCCGGCTTTGGCCCGTTGGTAAGTCGCCCCGGCGCCATCGCGACCGACGCCATAGGGTCGAGCGTCTCCGAGTTCTGCCGCATCAGCGCACCCGGGTCGAGCCCTGCGTATAAGTTCCATCCGACCGCGTTGTCGGCCAGCGCCGCGAGAGTCACTGACGTGGCGCTGCCGTCCGAAGTATCGGCTTCAATCGGAACGCTGATCAGTCCTTCCTCGTCTCTTCCATTGACGAAGCTCACCGCGAGATATAACGTTCCACCGGTATCCGACGTCTGAACAATCGCGATGGAAGGAGCAAGAGCTTGCGGAAGCGGATCGAAGACCACCCCCAGACCAGTCGTCCGCAGATCGTCCACCGATTGCGCCTCCTGCTCGCTGTACAACTTCATCTTCGCTTGATACCGATCGTTCAGTCTGCTGAAGTAAAGATCCTGGTAAATCAAGCGAAGCGTCGTGTAAGTGTGCCAAAGCTTCAGTGGTGGAGTAACTGCGATGTGCCTCAGTGTGGGACGGCACGCGTGAATCACCCCGTACGAAGGTGCGACAGACATCAGCATTGATTCGACAGCCGCGCCGACGTCGGAGGCGGCGAGACGAAGTTTCACGGTCAGGTCAATGCTCTCCGAAACCGCAACATTCAGCAGATCAGAATCTCTCGCGCTCAGTTCGTCGATAGTTGTGGGCGGCCCATCCAGCAGCATTGCCATGGTGTCCTCCTACTGCGCTTTCCCGCTGCCCACCGGAGTCTTCGCCTGGACCGCGCTCGCCGGGACCACCACCACCTGCACCCTGGTCACCGCTTCCGCGTCCTGTGCCGCTTTTCTTTGTGCGGCGTTGTTCTCGTGAAACTTGGAAGCTTCGGCGTCCGTAGCCATGCGTGCGCTGCCTTCAACAATCATTCGCGCGGCGACCGGGGTCGGGGCCTCGGTAACCACTCCCGGCTTGCCGCCATCAGGAGTTGCCAGACTCACCACAACAGCCTGGGGAGATGGCAGCGTCGCTTCCATGTCGCGTACCTTTTTGTAATAAGCTCGTAAGTCCATATGTCCTCTTTTGAGTTATGCCGCTGCAGTAAGCCCGTAGGCCCCCACAGCGGCAATAAGAAGTAACTGAACTGTCGAAAGCGGCGCGAGGCCGCGATCTTCAGTTGCTAGCAGTTCACCTGCACGCCGAATTCGTTCCGCAGAACGCCGCAACCGTAAAGAACGTCCACGGTAAATTGCTGCGACAGCGTGTTCGGCTGATAACTCATGGTCACGCGCATGCCGAAATTCCCCAACTCCGCGTATTCGGCGATAGCGCCGGTACCAGGCAGAGGCTGAGGCAGCCGGCGCACCACCAGGCCAATCGCATCCTTCGCAAAAGCCACGTTATGAGTGGCAGCCGGAGAGCTACCCGTCTTGTTGACAAACTGCGAACGGAGAACAAAGAAATCTTTGATCTTTCCGATCGTCCCCTCAATGAGCGACCGCATTCCCGCCTCACCCGCGGTCTGATATTCACTGAACCGCGCGATCTGGCGAAGCTGCGAGTAAGTCGCCGCGTCCACGATCAGATGCTTCGGCTCGCGAACCGGCACCTTCGCGCTGAAGAGCGCTGTCTCGGCCAAGTCAACCAGCGCTTCGGTGATCGGAGTACCAGCGGTACCCAGAGGCGAATTCGCCGTGAAACTTGCATAAAGACCCAGAAGGTCGCTCTCGATCCTTTCGGCGAGTGCAACCACGGCCGGCCGCATGTAAACCTGCAGAAGGTCCGGAACTGCGAGCACCTTGGTGACATCCGGAATCTGGAAAGTCGCTTCGCAGTGGCTGTTCAGAACGATCTGCGCATTACCCAGACTCGGATTCTGCGCCTGGACCAATCCACCCTCGGCGATATTGTTGGCTACTAGTGTCGGCGGAATCGGCACGTTGACCGTGTCGCCCGCGTGTGCCAGTGTCGGTTCATAATCGCGATTGACCAGGTTACCCATCACTAGGTTCCCGACCAATGCCGGCAGCGCATCCGCCGCTACCAGCTTCACAATCGCATTTGCTACATTAGCTGACGTAATTGATGGCATTTTTCTCCTTGTATTGCTTCGTCGCGAGTGCTCTTTCTTTTAGCTCTCGCGTTTTCACGCGCCCCTCAGTGTCTGAGTAGCAACTCGTAAAATCTCTTGTCTGGCTCGTTCCAGATCTTCCTTCGACATCCCTGGCCCGATCTTTTCGAGATCGATTCCTCCGCCGGAGGGCGCCCGGTGAGCGTTGGTTACACCGCTCCCGCCCGCAATCCGCGCCGGAAGAAACTCGGGATTCTCCGCGACAAACTGCCGCAGGTAATCGCCGGCGGGCGTCTCGCCTTGCGAGGTACGGGCCAATATTCTGCCGTCCTCGCCCCGAACGATATCGCTCTGCACCGCGCGGTACGCCAGGTCGATCTTCGCAACACCCAGCTTTTGCAGTTCCGCGCGAATGCTGCTGCTTCGCTCCGCCTCGTCGGCTACCTGCCGGCTGCGGTGGTTCTCTTCGACGAGTTCGTTGACACGCCGTTCCAATTGCTCGCGGCGCTTTCTCTCTTCCTGTAACTCTGCTTTGTAGGCCGGCTCTCGACGCGACGTATCCTGACGCATGTATTCCTGTACGGCCTGTTGAACTATTCCCTGGACGTCTATCATGTCCACAGAACTCTTTGTGTCTTCCATAAGTCTCCGTTCGCTGCGTTTACGTTATTCCTGCGGCGCGCCCATAAGTGACGCATCGATTTCGGCCGCTACGATGTTCTTCAATTCCTGTCGTGAATCGCTGAGATACTTGAAGGCGAGCTTCTTGAACATTTGCTGCTTAAGCGTATTGGAGTTAATCCCCAGCGCCAGTAAGTTCTTGGCGTTATCAAGTTCCACGCTGAAGTCGCCGATATCGAATTCATCCAGCCCCGACACGTCAAACCTAATGTCGTCCAGACGCGCCGCGGCAATTGCATCCAGAACCTGCCCAACCCCGCTCTTGACTATGTCCCCGTAGGCTCGCAGGATCTCCTGTGTGATACTGAAGTCCATCTGCTTGCTGAGGCCGGATTGCGGTAGACCCGCCGAATCGCTTTTGCCCGCCTGCGAAAGCAGATAACATACCCGGTATATCTCGTCCTTCAACCGATCGAGGTTCTCGGCTGCGAGGCTGTATACTCGCCCTTCCGGCTCGGTCCAGCCAAACCTGTCGTTCTGGCCGAGTTGAATATAGTAAGATTCGCCGACAATCTGGTTCCACGGCCGGTTCGAAAAGATCACCGGGGTCGCAAATAAACCCATCGTCAGAGCCCATGCGAGCGCATTCGACTTATTGAAGTGCTCAAGCTGCAGCAGCGCGGCTTTGTTCATTAACCAAAGTCCATCCGAAGTCTTGATTTCAAATATCGGTACGCGATGCTGTGCCGCCAATCCATGCGAACCGGCAGCAGCGAGAGCAATGTCTCCGCCGGAGTCCTTGGAACCTTGTTGCCGATAAACTTCGTAATTCTCCCGATCGTAGTAAGTCCATAACGTTTCATGAACTGGTTCCGCGCCCGGTGTAGGTTGACAGATGGACTGTGTTTTGAGAACCACCCACTCGAACTCTCCGTATGCGTTCTTACCCCAATTAGTA